GTATAAAATATAAGTTGGTAACTTTATTGTTGGTGCAGGACTTGCTTGATAATTATAACCAGACTCAATTACTTTCATTGTTAATGCACGTCCTATTTCAGAACCATATGCTAATAGTTTTGCACCACTACCACCAGATGACGTAACCGTCACACTAGGTAAAGATGTATAACCATTACCAAACTCAATCATTCTAACATCTGTAATATCTTCGTTACCTGAACCTGCTTCTTGTACAACTTTGTTACCAAAATATTGGTCATTCTTACCTGTTTCATCTTCTAATATTAATTGACCTGTACCAGACTCTAATGTAACACCACCATTTACAACTGATACTCTTGCAGTCGCATTTCCTGTGCCAAAGTTTATGGTATCACCTACAGCGTAACCTGTACCACCTGTATCTACTAATACTTCTTGTATTGTACCAGGACCTATTGTACCAACTTTAACATTTGCACCTGTACCACCTGCTGTTATTTCTACTTGGTCATCTTCGTTATATAATGCACCATCATTTGTAATTGTTTTTTGATCTATAATTTTTGAAACTGTTAATGAAACTAAAACATCAGCGTCTGTATTATCTGTACCTGTAATTGTTTCACCAGCAACAAAAGTACCAGAAACAGAATTATCACCTACAACTAATTCAGTAACTTCTACACCACCTATTAAAAATTTAAATACATCTTCTACAATTGCAGTCGCTTCATTTATATTTGTATCTGTCGGGTTGTTTGCTTGTGTGATTGTTTGACCTATAAGATTTGTAGGCTCTGAATTACCTAATGCTAAACAACGAATTATTTTTTTAGTATCCCATTTACCATCAGACACCCTTAATATTTCATCTTTAGGGTATCTTATTTCAGCGTCTTCGTTTAAAAGTAATTTAAAAAATATTTCACTTGCACGTTTTGTACCTTTAGATTGATATAGTGATTTAATATTTTTTGTAAGATTTCTTTTATCTATACCTTCGTATAATCTATCAGGTACACTTGTTAAAAATGAGTTTCTAAATTTAGATAAGAAACCTGATATAGTTTTATCTACATCAGCGTAATCTAAAAGTTGTTGAATATTTTGAACTGGGTTTGCTCTGTACTTACCTATAGTTGCCTGAGCACCTGAAGACGAACCTGTTATTAATTCACCTTCTATAAATTTATTTTGATGAGTAACAAACAAACGACCACCACCATCAACGTCTTCTATTATTACTGTTGTCGTTGCACCAGATGTAGAACCTGTAATAGTTTCGCCGTTTATAAAATCACCATAACTTGTGTCTTCTAAAAGAACGTTATCGTCACCATCATCTTTACTTACGTTTGTACCATCAAGTACAATCTTTGCAGCTGTTGTACCTTCTAATACTAAATGATCTGGATCGCCAATGTTTGTTAATGTAATCTCAGCTGATTCCATCAACTGATAATATGCTTTTACAAAGTCTAAAAATAATGGGTGGTCTTCAAGTACAAAATCAGGTACTTGTGAATTTATAAGGTTTGATATTTTATCTTTAAAGTCGGCCATTTCATCTAATAACTACTAGTCGTGGTATATCCTATACCAGCGTTTGCTGAGCCTCCTGCTAATGTGTCAGCCTCAACTGTAACTGAACTGTTTGCAACATCAATATCTAATACTTGATTTCTGATAGGAACAATATCGTTTGAATTAGGTTTAACCGTAACTTCTATAACTGTTGAAGCTGCACCTCTTACGTTTTCTATATTAGAAACATTTAAAGAGTTTACTTCAACTTTACCTGTTGAGTAATCTATTGTACCTTGTGTACTGTTAGCATATGATCTTACAGAACCATCATTTCTATATCTTCTTACATTACCTTGTCCATCATCATCTAAAAACCAAATGTTTGTAGTGTCGCCATCAATTTTAAATCCTGTTGATTCTAAAATACCACCAGAAGCAGAATTGTGACCTGAATGTGGATTGTATAATGCGTTTGCAAAGTTAATTGTATATTTTGTAGAACTTCCAATTGTTGGTAAAAAAGATTTTCTCAATCTAACTGTAGTAACATTTGATAAAATACTTTCATCTGTATCATCAATTAATCCTGTAAGTTTTGAATGTCTAAACATTGTATCAAATTTTTGTAATGTATTTGCGTTGTAATCTGTTATTGTTGTAACAACGTTTGATTTAATTGTGTCAGCAGTTTTGGGTGTTGTTGCCTCATTAAACTTAACGTTAGATGTAATTAATATATCTGTTGTTTCAGGATCAATGATAACTGGTGTAACTGAAGCAACTGAATATTTTTTTAAATCTTTTACTATTTTATCTTTTGTAGCGTCTGTAAGATTAGAACCACTTGTTGGTAAAATAGAAAGATAAACTCTACCATAGAATGGCGTTTCAGCGTCTTCACCACCCCAAGCACTAACTGATTGTGTGTTAGCATAAAGTTGTTTTACTTTTGATTTATAATCTTCTATTGTAACTGCTCTGTCTTGTGAGGCATAAAAATTAGGTGCATTGAATTTTATACTTTGTAAACTTTCAGGTTCAGCACCACCTTGTGCTGATGAGTTAACAGTTGTAGTTACGTCTGTAAATCCAGAAATAGAGCCTGATAATGTAAATGCAGTTGCACCGTTAGCTTCTGTTTTGTTTGTAACAACATAACTAATACTAATTATATTACCATCGTCTAATGATTTACCAATTACACCATCACCAAAGTAAATTTCAAATTGACCGTCTTCAGCCTCTTGGCAGAAATAAACTTTTGATGTACTATCTAATTCTGTTATTGAACTTGCTTTAGTGTATGTGGTTTGTGTTACATCTGAAGCACTATTTTGCACTACAACTTTTATTGTAGTTGTATCTGCTCTGTCACTAGGTATTAAAAATCTTTGATCTATATCTTGGCTGTCATATGTGTAAGCATAGGTAACATATGTACCTTCGTAAACATTTAAACTTTGTGCTGTGTAAATACCATCAATTGGTTGTACAACTTTATCTGATACTGAAACAAACGTGTAAGTTAAACCATCTATTGATGAAGTAAATTTTGTACCTGCAGGAATTGTAATTGAAGCACCTGTACCATCGTTGATTACTAATTTTAAATCAGCGATTGGTGCTCTAGCAGAGTTAGGTGTGTATCCTACTAATTTAGCCAATGACGCAACACTTGATCTTAACTGTGCTGTGTCCATAAACATTTCGTTTGCTACAAAGTTTGCATTGTAAGCCAAGTAATGTGTATTGTAAGCAAGTAGGTCAAGCAATATTGCCATTGAACTACCTTCAAAGTCGTAATCTTTAAATTCGTTTTGATTTGCTAAAAATCTTTTGAGTGAACCTTTTATATTTTCAAAATCTAATTCTGAAATTTCTAATTTGTGTTGTGCCATCTTATCTTACTCTTTGTAAAAATGTTGATACTGATATAGGCGCTTCTGCACCATTAATTAAAAATGAAACCATAATATCTAACCCATTATTGTTTTCATCTTCCCGAACAACTACATCTTCTACTGAAACTCTAGGTTCGTATTTCTCAATTGCCATTGCAACCCTATCTTTGATGATTACCATCATAGGTTCGGTCATGTTCTCAAATAAGAAACCTCTTAAATTACAACCAAAGTCAGAATTAAAAGGTTTTTCGTATTTGTTTGTTAAGATTATATTCTTAACAGCTCTCTTAATTGCCTGTACATCAAATAATCTTGCAACATCTTTAGTTGCTGGATTTTTAGTAAAGTTTAAATTTAAATCTTTGTAAATACGATTTGATCGTTTACTTTGATTCGTTGTACTTGCGTCATAGTTTGAATAAGCCATAGCAATATTTATATGACTTTACAGACCATTTACTAATACATTTAAAGAACCTGAAATCATTGCACCTGCGTCAGCACTATCTCCCACACGACCCCAAGGTATACCACCTATTTTAACGTTTGTTGATCCTTTGTTTAAATTTGCAACATGGGCAGGACACAAAGGAACTGGTGGAAAAGTGTGAGATACGGTAGGAGTGCCTTGTACAGCACCTGGAATCGCATTTGCTTTAACCGTTCTTACTAATGAAGTTGCTAAATTAGTAATTCCAGTACAAGCATGACCTGTAGTCAACGGATCTCCTTCTCTAACAGCCATATTATCCTCTTTGTCTTTGTTCTAACGCAGCTTTTCTTGCTAATCTTCTTTGTTCAATAATAATTGATTGACGAATCTTCCGTCCTACTGGTATTTTTACCGAATCTACGATTTTTTTGCCTTTTTTACTGATATATTCAACTCCAATGATTTTATCCTTGAAATCCCCTTGTACGGACATAGTGGCTTTCTTCAAACTCATGGCTTCCTTCTCTTTTTCGTCACCCGATTCGTTCCAAAACTTAAAAATTCTCATTTTTTTCATAATTTCCTCATATTTTGATGTTTTTCTACTATTTATAAGGGTTTTTGTTCTACTTTTGTTCTATATACGCCAGAATGCCGACAAGCTACGGAAGAATCGGACAATTAATCCATTTTTTTGTTGATTTTTACATAAAAATACGGTATATTAGTAGTATATGAAAACAAATAATATGAATATGGCAATTGTTAGAAACGTTGCATATAGACAAATCGGTAAAATAAACAAAAATATAAAAGAAATTATTGAAGTTGATAATACTCTTTTAGAAATGATTGATATTAATATGAAAAATGCAATTAATAAAATCATTAACAACTACAAAGTATACCAACAAACTGGTGTATTAAAAATTAAATAAGGAGAAAACACTATGACACTACAAAAACAAGCACTTAATCAAATTGAAGCTTACAATCAGTTGAGATATAAGGAAGAAATTATGAAAAAAATAAAAGAAAACATATCATTAGTTACTGCTATTGTATTTTTATTCAGTATGGTAGGATCTGTTGGTGCTATCGAAGCAAATAACTTTATGATAGGTGCTATGATGGCCTTAACAGGTATAGTATCTGGTTTAATAACAATCGCATTACAAAACAAATAAATGAATAATAAAGAGTTAAAAACTGCAATTAAGAAACTTGAAAAAAGACTTGCTTACGGAAACAAATTACTTAAAACAAAATCTTTATTTGAAGTAATACAAATAATGAAAACTAAAAGGGAGATATAACACTATGAAAGATACACAATTGAAAAAAGATATAATGAACATTGCAAGGGCAGAGTCTGCTGATGGTATTACAATTTGTTGTGGTACTTTGTTTACGAAGTTTAACGTATCTGTACATCAACAAATGGCAGATAGTTTAAAACTT